TAACACCAAGAAGCGTTGATATTCCATCTTCAGTCAATCCGTCTAGATTACCTCCTAATAATATATCGTCAATTTCTGCTATATTAGTATCAATAAGTTCATCCTCATATCTAAACAACTCACACTTGAGTGTATAGACATAGTTTTTTTGAAGTTGATAAAATGGTTTTTCGTGCTCAACAAATTTAATTTCAAATAATCTATCTCCTAAAGGGAAATAAATCAAATCACCTTCTTTTGGTCTAGTAGATAACTTGATATTTGATTTGTCTTTAATTAAAGGAGAAATATAAGTTTTGAATCTTTCTCTAGAGATGGTAAGTGTTAATTCTTGTGATTGTTGAATTCCAAATTTAGATAAAATTGTTGTATTATCCGCATATCCATCAAAGTTTTCTACGTATGCTTCAATAGGATATGCATCTACAAAAGATGACTGTATAACCTCTCTTATAATTTTTTTCTCTGTAAGATATTTTCTTGGTAAATAATGAACTTCTACTCCATACATTCTAAGTTGTTCATTAATTAAATCTTGTATTAAACCCTGTTCTGTAAGTGAACCTTGTTGAAAAAAAGGATTTAACATTTGATCATCCTATAAAATCAAGCGGAGGGAGTTCATAAGTAGATGACATTTTTTCTGCGATTGCCTCAAGCTCTCTTTGTGCATCATCATAGATTTGTCTTCCGTTTAATTCAATTCCACCAGGTAATTTTACTCCCTGGAATTTGATTAAATTTTGACCCCACTGTCGTTTAATCAAAGCAGTTAAATATCTTTTTAAGAAAGGATCATTCCAAACTCGACTATAATCATTCGGATCTAATGTCCGATAACAATCGATGATGATGTAATCATCGACCTTCACACTTCCCCAATCAATATCTAGGTATAATCTATTTTTTCTTTGATTAAATCTAATTTGTTTTTGAGTAGTTAAAAGAAAATCAATGTCTTCCAAATAACTTTTAGTCATAGCATATGTCAAAATTTCAGTTGATCCAAAAAAGTAAATATCATTTAAGAATAGTTGATATTTAACGCTAAACATATTATTTGTTGTGGTGTTTGTGCCATCAAAATGATAAATTTTAGTAATTCCAATAACTGAAGGTGGAACTTGTAAAAAATTACTATTTTCTTTATATGAAAATGTTGTGGCAGTTCCTGCAATTGTTGTTGTTGCTGTTGTTGTTGCAATGCCTACATTTGAATTATTTCCAGGTGCTCTTCCCCTATCGATATCTGCCTGAGTTATTTGATATTTTAAATAAACTTGCCCTACACCATCAAAATGTCTTTCATGAAAATATTGAATGGCATCATCGACAAGATCATCCACTTGTTCGTCGGCAATATTTATTTCCAGCACAGGGGAACCCAGTTGCCTTTTACAATAACTGATTAATTCTGTTCTACTTGCTGGTTGTGCCATTTATACTTCTGCTCTTAAAAATATTTATGATATGGCAATTACAATAATTACGGATCTGGAGTTAAATTGAGCATAACTTCTTGTTGCTTTAAATACAACTTATAATAACACTTTGCGACAATTTTTAAAGATTCTATGTCATCAAGTTTGTCTATTTCAGAGGAGTATTTAAAGTATTCAAAACTTTTATTTAAATTTTCAAGTTCTATATCGTTAGGATTCATTTCCATTTACTAAACTCCTAAGTAGAGATTTTATTTCATCTAAATCATTTTTAATATTAGCAACATCAGACTCTAAAGTTTGTATCTTTTGTTGCTCATTCTGTTTGATTTGTTTATTAAGTAAATACTGTTCATATTCGGATTTATTTGTATTAATAATGCTACCTGTTTGAGAATCACGAACTAAATGATCATGACCCTTAACTTTAATGTAGTCCATATTATGCAAGAGTAATTACTCGTAATTCTTTAATTCTTGGAGGATATGTTTGATTGGTAGAAGTTAAGTTAATCTTAATTCTATATGATTTAAAGTTTGGTAAAGAAATTGCTGTAAAAGTGTATTCTTTAAAATCCAAATCAATAGAATCAAATGTTCCTGTCGCATTAACTTTTGATATTAATGAATCGGGTTGTCCATCACTATCACTGATATTAATAACCTCACCACGAGGAGTTAAATTTAAATATCCAGGGAATGGTATGAATATAGGTTTGAAGTTTGCTTTATTTCCAATTGCGTAAAAGACTCTAATATCAGAAAATTCATTAATATGTGCAGAGAAAAGGACTTTAATAGAAGAAGCCGCTTCTTGAAGATTAATTTCTTTTGAAATATACTGACATCCAGTTGGATCAGTTTCAATTGCATTTACTCTACTGTCTGTTTTATAATTCTCAATTAAATTATCAACTCTATTTGAGACTAATATTGCATTCATTCTTTGAGTATCAACAATTGGAGATAAACGACGATCAACTGTGCTTAAATTGAGTTTTAACGCTAAAGATCTACTTCCAGGTAATGCTTGTATCTGAGTATTATTAGTTTCATTAATTCTAGAAGCAATAATTCTAGGTGATGTTAAGTAATTTGTTCTTCCAAGATTAATTGGTTCAAATCCTTGATCAACAAATGGAATTTGAATTCCTTCTCCAGAACCGTCACCAAGACTAGATCCAGAGACTGTTCTGAGTTCAGCAGTTAAATTCGTACCTTGAACAGTTGTATTTGTTACATGTGGGCAAATAATTTCAAATGGCATATTTTGAGATGCTTTTATTTCTTTACCTCCACTTGATTTTGTTTGATTAACATATAGTTGGGGGAAACTTGTACCAGTTGTTCTTCCAACACCAGCAGAAGACATATCTAACTTGATATTATAAGAATCAAATGTCAATGGATTTGGTACTGTAACATCACTCATGCGGTGAGTTTTATTAATTCTTCTTAGAGAAATACCACCAAGTTCATACTTATAAACAGGCGTTCCTGCAAGATAATTTTTCCCGACAGTGCTATCAATTCCTCTAGTAATTCCAGATATCACGCCACCAGAGGCTCCAGTATAACTTATAATTTCATCTCCAATCAAAATATAACCAGGATATGTTGTTCCAACAGATACATTTTCAAACGCATTAAAGTTGTTTGTGCTTACAACTGTGATGTTTGCAGTTGAATCTGAATTATATGGTAACGTGAGTGATGTGGGAACAATATCAGATTCTACATCAGAAATAGTTACTCTGTTTAATTCATGATGCATCCCATGATTTCGATGATCAACTTCAATGTGCAATCCATCGCTAATTACAGTGATATCCTCAATCTGAACACCTCCACCAGTAGATGCGTTAAGAGTAGTGGTAATACCTAAATTATTTGTGTATTGAACTGTTTTTCCGGCACCAGCAATTACAAAGTTTCCTTGAACATTATCAAGCACTAATTCGTTTGTGCTTGCAATTGAAACAACAGACAATCTCGCATTTCTACCTACAGAAATGTTCCCGATTGTTGTAATTCCAAGAACATCACCAACCTGATAACCAGTTCCAGAATTTACAACTGTTGCCGCAACAGCAACACCATTTTCAATAGTAACATTTGCTGTTACATTCTTACCGGTTCCAGTAATACTTGTAAGAGCAATCCCTGCATAAGTAAATGAACCAAGTTCTGGAGTATAACCAATTCCAGCATTTATAATACCCAAAGATGCAGTTGCGATTCCAGCACTTCCAACAAAATTTCCTGTAGCATTTGTTTCTTGTTGCCTGATAGTATTACCTAAAGATAATTGAGTTGTAATTCCAATTTTATCAGTTATACTTGAAGTTAATCCTATCCTTATTTTTCTTGAATTTAAATTCAAAGAATCTGGCATTAGAGTTGGAATTTGTCCATTGCCTTCAGATAAAATAGGATTATAGAGTTGCACTTGACCTTCATTTGCAAATTCTGCACGATAAAGAATAAATTTCAGATCTTCCCATTGACTTGGTTCCCAAGTAGAAGCGTTTTGCGATTTAAATAAAGATCCTAAGTATGGTTGATTTGAAATAAATTCATCAGTAAGTAAATCGGATTCTCCAACTCTTGAAATAAATACTCTATATTTTGTAGACCACGATGCAAGAGTAATTGCATACTCTGTACCACCAGACAAATAGACAGGAGCATCGAAAGTTATTCTTGTGGCAACTGTGCCTCTTTGGGATACATTAATTTTATCGGGGGGGACAACAACTTCAGAGAATGGGAGAATTTTTTGAGTTGGGACTCCATTCTGCATTGTCCTCAATTGGAAAGTCATAGGAATATTCATATCATCTTTAGTTTGGAAGAAAATATCACAACTTGTTAAAAAGACACCAGTTTCGTCATCAACTTGAAACGATTGTGCAAGAGGATCATAATATCCAACTTGAACTTGTTGACTTGATGTTCTAATAACAGTTGTTTTTGTTAATTGAAATCCCTGTGATCTTTCTACTTTCTTGGATTCTGCTTCTCTTTGATGAGAAATTTTTGCATTTCTAGTCGAAATAATTTGCTCTTGAACTGTTTCTAAAGTTCCATTAGCACTATATTGATCTTCACCTACAGTATCCGCAGATTTTACATCATTAATTGAACTGTTAGATATTGTGAAAGTTCTTGTACCTGTATTAAATCTCGGGTTGGTAGCAACATTAGGATTAGGAATAAAGAAACTACCAATCAAAGTAGCACCAAGATCAGAGACTAGACGAACATTAGTGATTGTTGCTTGAGCACCACTTGTTTCCCCAACTAAAAGTATTCCAGTTTCGGCGTAACCATAAAATTGTCCTTGAGCCTGCTCTGATAGTGAATATGTATCAACATTTAAAACAGTTGATGTTGAGGAATATGTTGATGGCAAAATTGTTGCATTTGCTGTCCCTTGCAGTTGAATCGTTCCGGGTGTACCAGCGTATGTATCTAATCCGGTTGCTGCAACTTGGGAAACATATGGATTATTTGTGAAAACAGATGTTGGGGCATTATATGGACCCTCTTTATGATTAGATTGTGCTACTCTGAATCTAATGGATGGAATAGCTCTTTGATCTTCAATTTTTGCACTCCCAACTCTACCAACCACTCTCTCTCCGACACTAAACACTCCAGAAATCATTTGAATTTCCAAAAGTTTAGGGACACAATATTTTGTTACATTGACACCATCAAAGAATGCATAAAGTTGTGTGAGTGGTTTTGTTTTCTTAACTACAAATTCTACGTTTCTAGAACGCATAAATTGAATAACTTCTCTACTTATAACTTTGTCTCCCTGAGATTGATTATCAAATTGTGGTGTTATTGTTGTTCTGACACCTGTTCGTGAAGAAGTGCCAGTTTGTATCGTTTCTGTAAATGTATCTTCAAAATCTGTGGTGGTTCTTGTTCCAGTTACCGGTCTACCGCCGCCGACGGGCCGGCGGTTTATAACCTCTCTAACTTCTGTTCTAGCTCTCTTTTCTGTACGACTTTCAGTTCCAGTCCAAGTTGTTTCCCAAGCATTCCATAAAATAGGACTCATTCCAGTTTGTGGATCAACTCCCTCTGTTTTAGAGAGGATTGCAATTGTGTTTGCATAATTTCCTTCAACATTGATAATTTTTGCTTCAGCTCTTGCAGTATCAACCCAAGTATCAGTTTCTGGAGTAAGTGCTACATTTGCCTGCCAAAAACTGACCAAAAATGGGGTTACACTTTCTGTGCGTGTTGCGAATGTTTGTTTTAACCATTCTTTTTCAGTATAGTCTAATGTGATAATATCTAAAGATCTTTTAATATTAGTTCCTTCAGGTGCAAGATATCTACGATCTGCTGTAGGATTAACGTTTTCAACAGGTCCTACCATCAAATCTATTGAATTTGTATAATGGCGTGGTCTTAATTCTTGATTTTGTACGTCAATACTATTATTAATTGGACGTGTTTCATCTTGAGGAACAAATGAGGTAAAGTTATCAACAAAGAATCCAGATTTAAATTTGTTTAATCCTTCTTGATCAGGAATAAAAAGATTTTCAGTTTTTTGTTCCAGCAAATTAAGAGATGTATAATATTCTAAATTTTTAATTCTAGTTTCAAGTGCTTGAATATCTTGCATTCGATAACGTTTGTTGTTTAAGAAACTAATTTCTGCTTGGTTCGTATGCAACAAATATGCTGGAAGAGTTACCGTAGTCAACTCTAAAGCATCATCAATAGGCACTGGTTTTTCAGGATTCTCAGATGGTTCTCCATACTGAACTTGAAAAATACCATCTTTGGTTGCAAAAATAGAATCTTTTCTTCCCAAATAATATGAATAGTTTGTCACAATAGATTCATCAGAGGCTAGAATATTTGTAACTGAATTTCCAGATCCATCAAATCTTCTGCCAAAGAATTCTAATGGAGATCTTGCATTAAGTTGAACCGTGTAATCTGATACTTTTGGACGAATATCGATAATATCTGTATTGCGATATCCATCAACAATCTGAATGTCTCTTTTATAATTAAAAATATCATAAGAGTTTTTAGTTACGATGTCTCCAGTGTCTGAAGCTTCAAAATAACCATTTGCAAAATAAATTTTTAGTTGTTTTGATGGTTCCTTAAAATTTTTCTTTCTTTGTAGGAAAGAGTAATCATAAAATGATCCTTGTTGATTATTGTTAAAAGTAAATGCAGAAGTTACATTTTTACTTGTGGTTGTTAAAACTGCAACTGTGCCCTGAATTTTAGATTCCTCAAATGTTATAAATTCTCCCTCTTTAAATGGCACAGTATTTTCTGGAATATACGTAATTTGAGAATCATTTATTCTTTCTGCATATATTGCAACAGATCCAGAGTCTGCACCAATAATTCTTTCTCCAATGATTAAATCTGATGTTTTTCCGGTTGGACCATTTAACGCTGAAATTGTAATTTTAGGAGCTGAAGCAGCTCCAGTATCATTAGATTCATATACTGCATGAAGTCTAACGACATCAGCAAAATTTAAAGAAATATCTTCATCTTGAACTCTAGTTCCATATGGAT